ACGCCCAGGAAACTCTCGATCGGCGATGATGCAGTGGTGGAGATCCCGCCCTGCAATGCCTCCTCGGGGAGCACGCCTGAGTTGCGCACGCCGCCCGCGGCTTCCTCGGGCAACACTCCGCTCCCAGCCACACCGCCTGCCGCTTCGATCGGATCCGATGTCTGCGTGGCGATGCCCTGCGAAGATTCGACGACAGGGCTGCCGGTGTTGACCACGCCCTGCAGGAGCTCGTAGGGAAGAGACGACAGAGACGCCAGCCCCTGCGTGCTCTCGACAGGCAACACACCCTGTGCTGCTACCCCGCCCAGCGCCTCGAACTCGAAGCCCAGAGCGTTGGACACAGGAGTCGTCGCCGGAGCAGCAGGAGCCTGTTTGGCCGGCGCACTGACCCAAAACGGCCACTTAGGGTTCGGGTTGAGCTGCGCACCCGCACCTGCGTAGGCACCGGCTCGCGCTCCTGGCAGCGTCCCCGGCATCTAGGCTCCCAGCGGCATACGGCGAGGTACGAACGGTGCCGAAGCAGCACCGGGCGGCGTATAGGTGATCTGCACCTGAATGTTGTCCTGCTCGATGTCCAGTGTGCTCGAGGTCGTGACGTTGACTTCGATCTCCAAGCTCACCGCGCTACTCGACGGCTGGTAAAGGGCATCCACCGCGCGAGAGGTTCCAGCGCCCTTCGCCGCAGGCGTGCCGTTGTTGGGGCTAGGCGTGCCGGAGCCCGTATCGAACAGGTCGCCGGCCGAGTGAACGGTGATCAGGTCAAGCGTGCTGATGATCCGGAAACGCACCCGCCGCGTGTCAGTCGTCGACCAGCTGAGCTCGTCCCAGCCGAGCACTTGCACGTCGGTGACCGTGCTCCCGGCCGGGATGCCAAAGAGCGTCTCCCAGCTATCGCCCGCCGACTTGCTTGCCTTCTCGGGGATCGCCCCCGTGCCGCCAGAGCGCGTCCACTCAAGCGAGCCGGCCGGGTTGCCGTCAGTCGCGCTCCAGGCAACGGTTATGTTGGCCGAGATGCTTTGGTCCGCTAGCCCCTCGTTGTTTGAGGCAAAGACCCAGGTTTTAGAGGCAGTAGCCACACCTCAGCATGGGGCTTTCCAGCTCGCGTCCACGCTCCCGGCGTTCCCGCACATGACGGAGGAGTCCATCGGACCCCAGACCCCCGCGGAATCGAAGGTGTTGTTGCGGATCTTCCAGGAGTAGGCCGTGGTGTCGCCGTTAGGACCGGTGCCGCCGACGTAGACCGAGCCGTTCGGCGGGACAGGAGCGCCGAAGTGGTTCCCCTCGAGCGTCACATGGCCGTAGGCGGGCCCGTGATACCACCAGTCTGGGTAGACGAAGAACAGGTCCATGACGGCACAGTTGCTGAAGGTCGAGTTCCGGATCACCAGGCCTTCGGGGATCTCGATAAAGACGCACTCCATGTGAACCCCGGCGGTCTTCAGAACCGCGTCGTGGAAGCGGACGTTGTCGAAGACGATCCCAGAGCCGACCGGAAGCGCAGCCTTGTCGTCCACCACGTTGCCGATCGCGCCATTCTTGAAGGTGAAAGGCGATTCGTTGTTCTCGAGCAGGGCCGTGTCGTTGCTCGTCCGCTGCGCGTTGCCGTCGATGTTGAGCCCGTCGAAGGTAAGACCCGGAGAGCCGAAGTGGATCATCCGGACCGCGTTGCCCGTGACGCCGTGAATGGTCAGGGTCTTGGTTCCCGCGGGCTGAGCTCCGTCTGAGGCGCCGGCGAAGCGCTGCTCGCCCAGGGTTCCGGTCACGCCGACGACGTCGCCTGACTGCGCCGCGTCATAAGCCACGGACAGGCTTGAGCACTGGAAGGCTGCCGAGTAGGAGACCGGAGAGGCCGACCTGGTGCAGCTACCCGCGCCCGGACCTACCCAGAGATTCGCCGTGTCGCCGGTCGGCGGTGGTGGAGGCGGCGGTGCCGGAGGAGGTGGAGGAGGCGGGGCAGGCGGTGGAGGTGGAGCGGTGCAAGCCGCGGTCGCCGTGTTCACCTCGGTCGGGTTGCTGAGGGCACCGGTCGAGCTGATCGTCCGGGTCGTGAACCGATACTTCGTGCCGCACTTGAGTGAGCCGAGGGTGATCGTCGTCTGGGTGACGGAGGCCACCGTCACAGTCGGTGCCGGAGCCGCGCCCGCAGCAATGGCCGGAAGCGCGAGAGCGACGAGGAGAGCGGCGAGCCAGCGCATCTAGTTCCAGTCCATCCAGTGGACCTGCTGCATCGTGTAGGTCGCGTGGTTGGTCGCGCCGGCATCGACCGCGCCGATCCAGAGACCGCCGCCGTTTGTGCCGATGGCGATGGTGGAGTCGAACGAGGCGTCCGCCGTGCCCGTTCCCCAGAGGGCGGTGTTGAAGGCTCCACCCACCGCCGTGTTTACCTTGGCATCGAAGACTCCGGTGGCCTTGGAGTTGGTTCCTGGGCCACCGATCGAGCGGACGGTGATGTCTCCCTTGATCATCCAGAAAGCGTTGGTGAGCGCCGTCTGCGTGATCGCCGCGCTCGCCCCCAGCGAGGGCGACGTGTTCGCGTTGCCGATCCGCGGGGTGAAGGCGACGGTGCCCGGAGTGGCTCCTGCCGTGTAGACACCGCAGATGACGATGCGCCAGGCCTGCGGAGCCAGGATCGAGTTCGGCGGCATCGGCGTGTAGATGGCGACGTTGGCCGCGGACAGAAGGCCGGTCTCGGTTGTGGAGAGGGCGGAGGCGGCGATCGAGGCCGAAGGCGGGTACGCCCCCAGCGCGCCGTAGGTGCCCTCGGCGTTGACCGGGCCGAGCGGGAAGTCACGGTCGCGCCCGGTGATGCGCCCGTTGAACAGTTTCCAGTTCTTCTTCTCGTGCCGGAGCAGCCAGGTGAGCTCCTCGTCTCGTACCGCGAGGTCGTCGTCGCTCATGGGCTGGGTATCCCAGACGTGAGCGCCGAGGGTGCTGTCGTCTCGCCAGGGCATTTAGCCCTCGGTCGGCATTAGGTTGTGCTCCCGGCCAGCTGCGAGGTGTAGGTGTTGCGGATCGCCGCAGCGCCGCCTGCGAGCGTCATGTTCAGCCAGGTGCCGATCGCCGCCCCGGAGGCGAGGTCAGTGCCCGGGACGTTCGCCGCCGTGCCCGCGAACGTGACCCCGCCCGGGGCGGTTTGCCTGTTGGTCGTCGTGCCCGAGTCGTTGACCGAGGCTGCGAGCCCGTGCGTGATGACGCCGGCCGGGTCGGCCGACTCGCTCACCTGCGCGCTCAGGAGCGCGTTCGTGCCGTTCGTGTTCTTCCAGAAAATCTTGGCGTAGTAGTTGACCGTCGAGACCGGGTCGGAGGCGGTCTTGCGGAAGACCATCGAGAAGCCGCGCTCGCCGATCGGGATGGCGCGCAGCGTTGCACCCGCTACCGAGCGGCGTACGGTGATGGTTCCGATCGCGACCGAGGCGAGCTCGACCTGGAGCACGCGCTCGACGACGCCCGAGGCGCCCATCGTGCTGAAAATCTTCGCCGTCGTGCCCGTGAGGGCCGCGGTCTGCGAGGTGATCGTGCCGTCCGCAGCTCGAGCGGTGATCGTGCAGTTCTGGGTATCGGAGGCAGAGGTCGAGATGACCTCGATGTCGTCGTTGGCCGAGATCTGGGTGAAGTCCGGCCGGCGCAGCGTGTCGATGGCGCCGCCCACCGCGATGGCGTCGGCGTCCGACTGCGTGGCGGAGTGGTAGGCGACCAGGTCGGCGGCGACGATCGACGCCACTAGTTACCGCCCTTCACGAGCTCGACCGCCTCGTCGTAGCTCTTTCCCGCCTCGACGTGCTCGAGGATGTCCTCCGAGGAGGCGAGGGCTGCCAGCAGGCGCCCCTTGTCGTCGTCGTGGAGGTCCTCGGCGTCCTTCAGCCGCGCCTCGGTGGCCGCGATGTGGGCGCGCAGGTTGCCCTCGTGCCAGTCGCCGTCCTTCTGTGCCTTGGCGTAGGCCTTCTCACCCTCGGCCTGTGACTGGACCGCCTTGTCAATCTTGCCACGCTCCTCCTGCGATGCCTTGACCACTCGCACCGGAGGGTCGCTGCAGGCCGCTGCGGCTGCGACCTGGCCGAGAAACTTTGCACTCGGCTTGTCAATCTCGTGCTTCCCGCCCTCGAGGACGCCACCGTCGTGCGCCCAGCTGAAGTGCAGCACCTCGATGACCATCTAGGCACCCCTCGCGAGCGCGAAGATCGCCGCGATCACCAGGACCGCGATCAAGATGAAGATGAACTTCGAGACGAAGACGCCTCCGAAGATGAACAGGAGCAGCAGGACAAACAGGAGGATCCAGATCAGTTCCATTCAGCGCTTCTCCTTGACGTCTTTCGGTCGTCTTTCTGCACGCTGCTGAGGCGGTCGTGCCCGCTCTTTCATCTGCACGACCTCCTCCTCGGAAGGCTGCTGGCGGCGCCTCGCTGAGAGAAGCGCCGCCAGCCGTTCCTTGAGCAGATGCACCTACCGGATCTCCTGATCCAGCGGCTCACCCTTCTTGACCTTCTCGGCGTTCGCCTTGGCCCTGTCGAGAGCGCGCTGTGCGTCCTCGACGTGAGCCTCGGCAGCGGACTTCCGAGCCTCGTCGGAGTCCTCGTCCACCCAGACTGCCGGGTGGATGGCCTCCGAGTCCTGCAGGCCCGGGCCGACTCCGCGCGCCTTGCGCAGAGCGGCGTTGGGATCGAAGACGTCCTTGGATGCTCCGACCTTCTCCGGTCCCGCGTGACGCGGGTCGGGGTCGGGCATGTCGGACGCGCTCACCTTCACGGACGGAAGGTTTGACTTCGGATCGCCATCGCCGACGTTCTCCTCTGGCACGTCTGCCGGTACTTCGCGGACGTATGCCTCGGCTTCCTTCTTTGCGTCTGCCATATCGATCTACCCTCCTTCCTAGAAGGTCGGGGCCACCAAGCCGGTGCCCGTGATCAGAGAGATCGCCGCCGGGTAGCGACCCGCCGCGAAGGCGAAGTACCCGAAGGCCGAGATGCGGACCGTCAGGGTGCCGGAGCCGATGTCCTCGAAGGTCATCGTCCGCGGCCCGTTCGGGTCCTCGTACAGGTCCATCTCGGCGGTGCGCATGACCAGGATGATGTCCTGGTTGGTGCCCGCGCCGAGGTTGGTCGGGAGGTTCGGGTCGACGTAGACCGGAAGCCCCTGCATCGAGCCTGCCAGGCCTTCGGTCACGACCGCGCCGCCGCGCGAGACCGCGTTCTGCGGTGCCTCGGCGGAAGCCAGAGGCCGGCCCGCGCTGTCCACTGCGCCCTGGATCGAGGCCCAGCGAACTGGGTGCATCACGATCGCGTCGGCGTTGCGGTAGAGCAGGGTCGAGATCCGCTGCCAGGCGTCCGACAGCTTCGGGTAGAGCGTTGCCACCGTCGGAGTCGCCTGCGTGTAGGTGACCGTGCTGATCGAGCCGACGTTCCTGATCCCGAGCGCCTGACCAGCCGAGCCCGAGCCGGAGATCACCTGGATGTCGAGCTTGGTCGCGTAGTCCTGCGCCAAGTCCGAGGCGATGATCTCGTCCATGCCCGGGTTCGAGAAGTCGTACAGCTGCCTCGAGAGGTCGACCTGACCGGCGATCGTCTTGACCGCCACGCTGTAGTCGGCGGTCGTCGGGTCCGTCTCCTGGACGGCGGCGTTGTCTGCCGTCTGGATCGCCGTCGCCGAGCCGCCGGTCAGCTTCGGGTAGTGGTAGACGAGCGTGTCACCGCGGAGCTGCTTGTGGTTCATCAGGTTCGCGGTCACCCGGCCTGCGCGGGCCAGCGTGATCCACTGATCCTGCAGGTAGACCGGGGCCACCATCTCGCCGCCTGCACCGGCCGTCTGGCTGATGTCGCGCTTCTCGATGCGCATCTGGGCCGCGTGCCGGGCCAGCCGCTCGCGAGCCGCGCTGTCGCCGGCCCTCGAGGTGACGTGGTCGGCGAAGAACGAGTGCTGCGAGTTCCGCTCGTAGACCAGCGGCTCCTTCACGCTCAGGCGCTTGCTGGTGCCGTTGCCTGAGACCTCGTCTTCGTCCTGTGGTGCGAGCTCGCTCCGCTGCTCGGCGATGATCTGCCGCTTCCTGATCGTCTCGGTCAGCCGCTTTACCGCTTCGTTGTCGCGCTCGAAGATCTGGTCGAGCACCGAGCGCTCCTCTTCGGGAGCGTTGTCGGGCAAGGCCTGGATTCGGTTGGCGGTGTCGTCGAGAGACTTGAGCAGGTCGTCCCGCTGCAGAGTGAGCTCCTCGATGTGAGTGCTCATTCGTTCGTCTCCTTGTCGGAATTGACACCGAAGGCGAACCGACGAGTGCTCAGATAGTCGGCCTTGCGCCGCTCCTTCCACTCCTCGATGTCGCGCTTCTCCTTCTCGGCGTCCACTTCCGACGCCTGAGGCGTGCCCTCCGTCTCCGGAGCGACTTCCTGTGGCTCGCCCCCTGGCTCTTCCTGAACCTGGGCGACGAGCATGGCCCTCACAGCGGGTGAGCGACCGCGAACAATGGACCGAAGCGCGAGCGCGGAGGTGGTCGCCGGGTAGGCGCCCATCGCGCAGGTGGTCACGTCATAGAGACCGTTGACCCGGGTGATGTCGCGCTCAATGATCTCCCTGTCGTTTTCCTCGACGATCCGCCACTCCTCGCCGTCCTCGGCGACGGTGAAGGCGAACGAGGCTTCCTTGATGTCTCGACGCTCGAGCAGGACGCGCAGGTCCTTCGCGTAGTCCGTCTTGGCTACGCGGCTGTAGAACTGCAGGCCGTGCGTGTCGCTCGAGAGCGTGAGCGTGTCGTTCCAGGTGGCCGAGAGAATCTTCGAGGTGTCGTGGTCCCAGACGTGCGCCACCGCCGGCCCGGCCTCCAGAACCTCGTCGAAAGCGCCGGGCATGATCCGCTCGCGGAATCCACCCAGGTCGAGGCTCCAGGAGTCGTAAACCGAGGCGTAGCCGCGGACGTTGTAGAGCGAGAGCTTGTCGCCGGAGTCCCGCAGCTCCTCCACCGCGAAGGGGAAGTAGCGCTGCAGGTTCTCGTCGACGTCCGGGAGGAAATCGCGCAGTTCCTGTAGGCGATCGGCCACGTCTTGCCTATCGGCTTGACTGCTTTGCTCGCTCGCATAGAGCGCTGCGAGGTGGTCGTTGGCATCGGATTCGCTCGCGTGGCAGGCGACCAGCGAGCCGTCGCTGTCCTTGACCACGCCGTAGGGCTTCGAGTCAGGGCACTGCGACGAGTTCTTGACGACGTGCCAGGGCATCTAGGGCGCGACCTGGTTCTGGTTCGGGTTTGCCTGCCCTCCAACCGGCGTCAGCTGCGGCACCTTGCCCGGCTCCTTGGTCGGGTCGTCGGGAATCGGAGGCAGCGGCGCCTCGCCGCGCTTGGCCCTCGCCTCATCCGCCAGCAACGAGCCGTCCTGGATACGCATGTGCTCGACTTCTGCCGCCGTCTTGGCGTCTGTGCGGACGAGCTCGGCCGTGTCGAACTCCGGATAGAGCGAGCGATCGGGGAACAGGTCGGAATCGCTTCGGAATGCGATCTCGATCCGCCGGATCCGGGGCAAAAGCGCGACGTAGAGGCGAAGCAGCTCCTGCTCACTGGTCGTGTTCCGCGGCGGCTCCGCGCCGAGCCAGGAAGGCGGCAGGCGGAAGATGTTCGCCACCTGGACGATGTTCAGCTTCTCGCTCTCGACGTACTGCGCATCGGCGAGGTTCATGCCCATCTTCGAGACCTTGGCGCCGTCCGTGAGCAGAACCGGCAGGTGAGAGTTGGAGACGCCCGAGTGGTTCCTGATCCAGCGGCGCAGGAAGTTCTTCTGCTCGTCCTCGGTCACCCTGCTGCCGGCCGGGAACTCGATCGCTGTGCCGAAGTTCGTTCCCTGGCCGAAGAAGCGACCCTCGAACTGGTCGCGCGCCATCTGCGCCCCGAGCTTCGTCCGGTGGACCCCGATCGGGCTGAGGCCCAGGTCGTTGCCGCTGAGGGTGAATCCGCGGATGTGGAGGATGTCGGCGGCGGTGTAGCGCTCCTCCCGGCCCTCGGCGTTCTTGATCAGGAAGTATTTCTCGCCCTGCTCGCGCTTGACCACCACTCGAGCGGGGTCGATCACCAGCAAGGCGATCACCTGTCCTGCCGCCTTCACCTTCTTGACGAAGGCGTTCCCGCCCGCCTCGACGCAGGCAGTGATGTCGCTGATGAAGTCGAAGGGCGTGAAGTCGCCCATCCCCGGCAGGTCGTGCAGGAGGCCGTACTGCCA